GCGACAGGTCCTATTGGGCGCGCAATCACGTCGCTGTTCGACAACCTCGGGCGGCTGACGACCTACGCCGCCACCTTTGCCGGGATCATGGCCGGGCGCTGGGTAGCGGGCATGGTAGCGGCCGCCCTGTCCGTGCGCGGCCTGGCCACAGCACTGGTCTTCCTGCGTGGAGCACTGATCCGCACGGGGATCGGTGCGCTGATCGTCGGCGCGGGTGAGCTGGTCTATCAATTCTCGCAACTTGTCACCCGGGTCGGCGGCGTGGGCGAAGCGTTCCGGCTGCTGGGCAATCTGGCCAAGGAGGTCTGGTCGCGCATCGGCCTGTCGCTCGACGCCGCGTTTGCCAACATGGCTGCTGGCTGGGAGGGGCTGAAAGCGGCCGGTCTCTCTGCACTCGAAGGCACCATTGCTGGTGTCGTTAGTTTCGGCGACCGGACTGCGGCCATTTTCCAAGGGGCCTATGATGCGGCGGTGGCGATCTGGGGCAGTCTGCCCGGCGCCATTGGTGACTTTGCCTTTCAGGCCGCGAACGGGCTGATTTCCGGCGTTGAAGCGATGCTAAACGGCGTCGTCACCCGCATCAACGGTTTCATCAACGGGTTAAACGCAGCTCTGGCCATGCTGCCGGAATGGGCAACAGGTGAAGGTGGCATCAGAATCGGCACGCTGGATCCAGTGGACCTGGCGCGGATCGGCAACGCGTTTGAGGGTGCGGCAACGGCAGCGGGTACCGCCGCCGCAGATGCCTTCGCAGCTGCGCTGTCGCGCACCTATCTGGAACCGCCAGACCTTGGCCTTGGCACCATGGCCGAGGATGCCCGCGGTCGCGCCGGTGGTTACAGTGAGGCGGCGGGCATGCTCGCCGATGCCGCAGGTCGGCCGCTCGCCAGCTGGCAGGCGCTGCGTGACGCAGTGACTGGGACCGGATCAGAGGCGGAATCGGCGCTCGCAGATGCTGCCAGTTCTGCGGGTGCGCTGGCGGCCGGGCTGGACAACACGACTACTGCGGCAAACGGCGCAGGCGGTGCGGCACGCAATGCCGGTGCGGCGGCTGCTGCCGGTGCCGAACAAGCGGCAACAGGCTGGGCCGCGGTGACGGCGACCCTTGCCGATTATGCCACCAAGGCCCGCGACATTGGCGGGGATATCGGCAATGCACTGGTGAGCGCCTTCACCTCGGCAGAAAACGCCGTGGGTGAGTTCGTCAAAACCGGCAAGCTGGATTTTCGCGACCTGATCACCTCGATGATTGCCGATCTGGCCAAGCTGGCGGCGCGGCGGTTCATCCTCGGACCTATCGCCAATGCCCTCTCCGGCGCGCTGGGCGGTGCGGGTGGTTTGTTCGCGGATGTCCTGCATGCCGGTGGCGTGGTCGGCACGGCGGGCAGCCAACGAATGGTGCCCGCCATGGCCTTCGCCGGTGCCCCGCGCATGCACGCGGGCGGCTGGGCAGGAATCAAACCCGACGAGGTTCCGGCGATCCTGCAACGGGGTGAGCGGGTTCTGTCGCGCCGGGAAGCGGCTGGCTATGGTCAGTCCAGCGCCCCCAACGTCAACGTCACCATCATGGCCCGCGATGCCGAAAGCTTCCGCCAATCCCGCACGCAGGTGGCGGCAGACATTGCCCGCGCCGTGTCGCTTGGCCGGAGAGGCATGTGATGGCCTTCCACGAAGTCAGGTTCCCCGACAACATCAGCCGCGGCGCGCGCGGTGGGCCGGAGCGGCGCACTCAGATCGTGGAGTTGGCTTCGGGCGACGAAGAACGAAACGCCAGCTGGGCCAGCTCCCGTCGTCGCTATGACGTGGCGTATGGCATTCGGCGTGCTGACGATCTGGCAGCAGTCGTGGCGTTCTTCGAGGCGCGGAATGGTCGCCTGCACGGGTTTCGCTACAAGGATTGGGCCGATTACAAATCCTGCCTGCCGTCGCAGGCGATCACCGCGTTTGACCAGCAGATTGGCACCGGCACTGGCAGCCTGAAGACCTTCCAGCTGTCTAAACGCTACACATCCGGTGCCCAGACGTGGGTGCGGACCATCGCCAAACCCGTAGCAGGCACTGTCCGCGTCGCGCTGGGAATGGTGGAACAGATGTCAGGCTGGACCGTCGATACCACCACTGGCGTCGTCACCTTTGCAATTGCCCCCGCAAATGGCGTCATCATCCGAGCCGGATTTGAATTTGATGTGTCGGTGCGTTTCGACACCGACGTGCTCGACGTAACCCTCGATATCGAGCGGTTGGGGTCGATCACATCCATTCCGCTTCTGGAGATCCGCAGATGAGGCAAGCGTTAGTCGATCTCAGGGGCCGGAGTACGGACCAAAGTCAAAAGCCGTTCATTGGGTGGCTTATACTGTCTCAACGCGGCCAGGAACGCTTCTAGAGTTACAACATCAAGAACGATGGGGTTGCCGTCAAACTGGCACAGTTCGTCGGCCTTATTCTCGGTTCCAGCTTCGTCTGGGACGTCATCTGCCATCATTACACCTATCTCGGCAACGCGCTTCGGATTTCAGGATGGCTTGCTCTGCCTGTCATATCAAGGAAATTTCATGAAAACCCTCACCCCGGCGCTGCAGGCGCATCTCGATGATGGCACCACCACCCTGTCCTGGTGCTGGCGGATTTCACGAGCGGACGGCGTGGCGCTGGGTTTTACCGATCATGATCGCGCCCTCGCCTTTGACGGCACCGGTTTTGAGCCGGAGAGCGGGTTTGCCGCGTCGGAAATCCGCGCTGGCTCGGACTTGGCCGTTGATGCGCAGGACGCGAGCGGCGTGCTGACCTCTGACCGTATCACCGAAACTGACATTCTCGACGGGCGCTGGGACAACGCGGCGGTGGAACTCTGGCGGGTGAACTGGTCCGATCCCAGCCAGCGCGTGCTGCTGCGCCGAGGTGCAGTCGGCCAAATCCGGCGCGGGCGCATGGCCTTTGTCGCTGAAATCCGCTCGCTGGCGCACGTGCTCGGCCAGACGGTCGGGCGGACGTTTCAGGCGGGCTGTGATGCGCGCTTGGGCGATGCGCGCTGCGGCATCGATCTGGAAAACACCATCTACAAGGCTGCTGGCGTGATCACTGACCTGCTGCGCGACCGGGCGTTTATGGCCTCTGGTCTATCCGGGTTTGAGGCGGGCTGGTCTACCTCCGGCACGCTGACCTGGACCAGTGGCGCCAATGTCGGACGCATCACAGAAGTGCTGGCGCATGGATTGACCGATGCCATCGCGACCCTGACCCTCTTGGAAGCGCCGGTGCGCGCGATCGCCGAGGGCGACGGTTTCATTGCGCGGGCAGGTTGCGACAAGCGTATCGCGACCTGCAGCGCGAAGTTTGCCAATACGCCCAACTTTCGTGGCTTTCCGAACATTCCGGGCCAAGACGCCGTGCTGCGCTATGCCAGCCAGGACGGCGGTCATGACGGGAGCGTCTTATGATGGCCGTCGATCCTGACTTTGTCATTTCAGCCGCCAGATCATGGCTGGGAACACCCTACCACGATCAGGCCAGCCTGCGGAGTGTCGGCTGCGATTGCCTCGGCCTTGCACGCGGGGTGTGGCGCGAGGTGGTCGGGGGTGAGCCGTTCCCGATCCCGCCCTACAGCCGGGATTGGGGCGAGACCGGTCCGCGTGAAGTTTTGGCGGAGGGCGCGAGGGCGATGATGCCGGAAATCGCTCTCTCTGACGCCAGCCCTGGCGCGCTGATCCTGTTCCGCATGGCCCCACGCGCCATCGCCAAGCACGTCGGCATTTTCACCAGCACTGACAGCTTTATCCATTCCTATGAGCGGCTGGGCGTCGTCGAGGAACCCCTGACTCCCGCTTGGCGGCGGCGCATCGCTTTCGCCTTTCTGTTTTTGCCCTCCGACAGCATCTGAAAGTCCCCACATGGCAACGCTTGTACTCGGCGCGGTTGGCTCCGCGATCGGTGGCTCCATCGGCAGCGGTCTGCTTGGAATAAGCGCCGTGACCATCGGTGGCGTCATCGGATCGACCATCGGCTCAGCCGTCGACAATTGGATCGTCTCCTCACTGGCCCCAGCGCAGCGCATCGAAGGTGCGCGGCTCGACAGTCTGCGGATCACATCCTCGACCGAAGGGGCCGTGATCCCGCGCCTTTATGGGCGGATGCGCATCGGCGGCAACGTGATCTGGGCGACGGATTTCCGCGAAGAGACCAAGACCACGACCCAAGGTGGTGGCAAGGGTGGCGGGGGCGGCAAGGTCAAGACGACCGAGTATTTGTACTACGCAAGTTTTGCCGTGGCGCTTTGCGAAGGCGAGATCACCGGTATCGGCCGGGTCTGGGCCGACGGCAAGGCAATGGACATGACCGGCGTCACCTGGCGCTGGTATCCCGGCGACGAAGTTCAGCCCCCTGATCCGTTCATCTCGGCCAAGATGGGCGCGGCCAACACACCCGCCTATCGTGGCACCGCCTATGTCGTGTTCGAGGAACTGGACCTCAGCGGTTTTGGCAATCGCTTGCCGCAGATCAGCTTCGAGGTGTTTCGCCCTCTCGACGACCCCGACACCGCAGAAGGGCTGGTGAAGGCGGTAACGCTGATCCCAGCCTCTGGTGAGTTCAGCTATGCGACCGCCCCGGTCAAGAAAACCACCGGTTCCGGTGGCGCGACCGTTGCGGAAAACCTGAATGCCATTTCCGATACCGCCGACATCGTCGTGGCGCTCGACCGGCTGCAATCCATGGCCCCGTCGGTGGAAAGCGTGT